AAAGTACCCTACCAACTCGGGCTCCTCGTCAAAGGCGGGGGTCGATTCGGTTGCTTCAACGGCGGGTAATGCTTCAAGGATCACCTTATAGATCTTGCCGTGCTGCGCCTTCCACATTTTCAGTTTTGCCTCTAGTTCGGAAGATTCGAGAGTTAAGATTTGTTTATTCATTTTATAATCCCCATTCAATGTGTGATGGAAGTAATTCTAATTCAACAAGATTCTCCTTGTCATTTTGCTTGATTGATCGCTTGTTATTCGTAAACTCGCAGTTACGAATGACATGGTTTACGATCTTATTAGTTCCGCCCGGGACGAAAGAAACAGCGATATCAAAAGGTTCAATATCCTGAATTCGTCCAAGCCCGGATGTTACAGCAGCCGTTTGGATCGCCTCTACTTCGGCAGCTGTAAGCGTGATTTTAGCAGATGGCACAATATTGCCATAACCCCTGCTAACCGGAAATTTACCGGCGCCATAATTGTTCTGCTTGTCCTGCTTTTCTTCATAGTCGATGGCAGTAATTCCTACCACCATTCGTCCAAGCAGGTTGACTGAGATAGAATTCCAGTCATATTCTTTTCCGTTAATAAGAATATTATCCATTAGGCAGCTGGGTTTTTAAATCCGATTTTGACTGCTATGTTTGAAGCCGATCCGGTAGGGATCAACTCAAAGGATACCTCTAGCTCGCCGGTTGCTAGCAGGTTCTGATCGGGATTAATGTAGATATCAAGCCCGGATATCTCATTATTAAGAAGGAGCTCTTCTAAGGCTCTTTTACCGAGCGATTGAAGAGACTGAATTACAACAGCCGGAAGCTTCCCGGTTTTCACGTCAATTGCAACAGGAGATTCAAGGCGGGGCAATAGTGCTGCACGAACAAGGCGAGCCGCTTTATTAATAACCTCTGAATACTCAATAAACGAGTAATCGTCAGTAACGGCAATTGCGGCAGCGGTATGATTAAAGTAGAACCCGTCTATACCAGTGTGCCTTCTAAAAAACTGCGCACCGGAAGCATCAACCGCCTCAAGGTTACCTTGTGAAATCGTAGCAATTGACGTGTTGTTGATCCCTGCGGCGGTTAGTGATCCGCCGAAGAGGTTGAACTTTCCAACCCATGAGTGCTTTTCGTTCACCCGTGCCAGCGAGCGGGCTCCCAGAGCGGTTCCAACAGCTGCATAACCAGCCCAAAGAGGGTCTCTATTTGCTGTCCAAAGTGATTGGCCAACCATCACCATTACTCCACGTGCATTGAGTGATCTGATATCAAATGGAGTTGAAGACACGGTGTACTTCTTCCCTTCCATGATGATGATCACCGGGCGATGTGCGGCAAACTCGGATGATACGAGTGTTGCAGCAGCTGTAATTGCTTTGATGGCCTCCGAAGGGGTTGACTCATTGACGGACTCGAAGGCTGGAATCGTCCCGGTTGGGTTCCACGCCACGCCGAGGCGTTTAATCTTACCCTCTGCGGCTAACAGCAGCGCTTTTGCCTTTACCGCAACAAGATTTTCGTATGTCGTATCCTGTGCGCTAACATAGAGGTATAGAGTTCCATTCTGATTGATCCGGAAAAACTCCTTTACGTGTTCATATACTAGCACATGATTTGTCGTATCGTAAGCGTCATCGATCTTAAGCGATAACGCATCCTCAATGCTGGCTAGAAGGTACACAGTATCTAACTGCACACCCCCGACAACGGCTACGCCGGATGCCACCAGACCGCTTATCGCATCGTCTGAGGCATCCTTGCGTCCCAACCCACCGTTACTAAGAGTAATTACTACGTCGTTCATTAATCAGCATGATTAATTATGTCATCAATTGATCCAGTTTTCTCTGGCTCGGCAACCGGAGATGTAGGAGCTTTAGGTTGTTCAACCTCTTTGTCGGTTTTCTTAGCTGCCTTTCCGGCCTTTTCCTTTGCCGCTTTTTCATCTGCTTCCTTAGCTGCTAATTTAGCTTTGAAGGTTGCTTCCGCTGCTGCCTTTTCTGCTGCTTCCGCTGCTGCCTTTTCTGCTGCTTCCGCTGCCGCCTTTTCTGCCGCCTCCGCTGCCGCCTTTTTGGCTGCTTCCGCTGCCGCCTTTTCTGCTGCTTCCGCTGCTGCCTTTTCTGCTGCTTCCGCTGCTGCCTTTTCGGCTGCCTTTTCTGCTGCTTCCGCTGCTGCCTTTTCGGCTGCTTCCGCTGCTACTTCAAGAGCCTCAATCTCATCCCTTCTAATAAGGGAGAATTGTTTGCCTGTACTCCTGGCATGATTCAATGCATGAGTTTTAGCATTTGCGAGAAATACGTTCCCGTCGGCGAATGAATATACCTCCTTTTCAGAAGGGTACTCATCTAATACCTCACGTGCAAACTTGATTTGATTCTTTGTCATTTGCTATTATTTAACTGTTTGAATATTGCGTCTGATTTTTCTTGAGACCCTTTTGAGGATCCACGATGAAAAGACAATATTTGTACTGAAAGGGAGAATAAGATGCCAAGCAAGCTGTATGCTATTTCTTTGTTTACGGCCGGGATAGGCTGAAAATAGAGAAGAAGTGCAAGAAGGATCGTTGCTGATATAATTACAATATCAATCAGATAAGCAATGTTTCTGGAAAGCCAGGAGGCGGCGCTGGACTGTTGGATTTGAATATTCATCTCTCTAGCGTTAGCTACGTCACCGAGATAGGCTTTCAATTCGTTTGCCTCGTACTCCTTTAAAAGAATTTCCAACTCAGCCTGAAGCGCCGGATCCTTGACCTCTGACTTGAACAGCTCGGTTACTACACCTACTGCAGGGAACACATCACCAACAATGTCGAGCACCTTCGGCGCATTGCGCTGAAGGAACTGCCCAACTTTTGTCTCGAAGAATTTTTTCATTTATAAGGTACTTGAAGAATGTTTAAGCTACCTGTATATCGTGTATCAATATGCACCCATGAGGGTGTATCCTTTTCAATTGTTGTAAGCCCTAAAGCCATCCAGGTATCCTGATTTGCCAAAATGTGCTGGCGGATCTCTTCCGGATCATAACCTGCAACCTTGCAATCAATCGCTCTTCCAAACTTGTGCTGACTATACAGCGCTCCCGTTTTTGTGAAGAAGTTTCTAAGGCCAGACTCTTTATACTGTCCTCCGGCATGCCAGTTATTGATTGTAACAGAAGCGCCAAAGTGATCCCGCAGGGTCTGGGCAATAGAAATGAGAGAGAAGTCAATAAGTTCTATCGACTTCTCACCCCTGTTCTGCCAGGTTAGGGGGTCAATAAACTCCTGCAGGTAGAAGTTGTTACTTACTTTCATTTGTCCTTTTTAGTTTAGTTCTTATGAAGTGCCAAGCCCACTTCATAACTAGTCCGCCTAGTGCGCCCATTGCCCCAACTATAAATGCTTCAAGCATCGATCTTACGGTTATGAGCCCTGCGATCACGCTTGCCGTAGAGGTTGCGTAGCCTAGGAGCCCTGATAGTAGATTATCTTTCATTGAATTATTTGCTAAAATGGAAGTGGTGAGCCGATCCCATTTGATCACTTCCTTAGCCATTGAAGCTTACAGGCTCACCACGCATAACCAGGATAAAAAGTTTGTAGCGGGAGGGGGAATCGAACCCCCGACTTCCGGATTATGAGCCCGGTGATCTACCTCTGATCTATCCCGCAAGTCCATTAGGATACCTTTGCAGATACCAGTGCGCCAAATCCTGTCCACTTTTTTGGTAGCATGATATCATAGAGCTTAAAGCCTACGATGTTCCGGCGCATGGTAGGATCCTTTGCGGCTTCGCTGTAGAACATCTTGACGTCGCCTGTTGCTGCGAAGGCACGACTAGGGAGAAAGAAGGTAGAAGCTGCCTGATCGTTCGTTGCGTCAGCTGCTGCACCAAATGCCTTTTTGGTCAATACATTGTCGGTGACCTTAAAATAAGGCATGTTCACCTCTTCGTAGATATCAAAGCCGTAGAGGCGAAGGACTTTACCCTCTTGAATGTCCTTGTACTGCTTTTGAAAATTCTCGTCTACGCTCAGAAGATCTGCAACGTGATCGTTGCAAAGAACACAGATGCGACCCTTTTTTGGAACCTTCAAATCGTCCAGCTTCTTTTTCATGCGGATGAAGTCTGCCGGGGTTGCTCTCTTTCGTGCTTGCGTCTCGCCGTTACTGGCTCCGGTAGTTTCAATGACAGGAGTATCTGCAGAGTTTGAAAGTGGAGTTAGGGCATGAATTCCTTTAGTCTGAGTAGTTTCTTCTAGAGCCGCTTTATGAAGCTCAAGAGTTACACCGATTTTGTCGTATCCAATCCCCTGTAGTTCATCGTCTGTAACTGCTGTATTAACTGTGTCGAATTTATCTAGTCCAATAGCGATATCTCCGTCATCCCTTGTAACAACTGAAATTGGGTATGTATTATGATTGATTAGAACTTCGGGATCCGCTCCCACATCAATTAAATGTATCGTATTATTCTTAACAAGCTCATTGCGCTTCGTCAGCAATGACACCCAAGTTCGTTCAGACCTGAATCTAGTGATTAGCTCTCCAGTCCAAATCTCGGGATATACACCGTCAAGGACTACGCCTTTAGGTTGAACGCCCAGAAGCGATAGCCCGACTATCCCACCCGAGATGGCTAAGGGGTCAACGGGAATAAACATGGATAGTGCGTTTCCGAAAAGCAAGGAAAACGACACCAGGGCAAGAAATCCTAAAATGATTTTGAATAGTTTCATCTATGAATAGAATTAAAGTTTGCGTTTGAATTTCTCTTCATACAAAGAGGCATAAAGATCAGGTTGCTCCTTTTTGATCTTATCAACTGCAGGGCTTCCCAGCTTCACAAGGTCGTCCCAGCTCTTTGGCTGATCGGCGTTATCGCTTCCACCTGCAGTCCTAGTCGTTTGATTAACGTTTGGACGTTGAAGTGCCGGCATTGAATCAAGAAGGGTCTTTGTTGCTGAAAGATCAGCTTTAGCCAAAGCGATCATTGAATCTTTTTTGTCAGCTGTGATACGGCCAAGCTTGATTGCTTCTTCAACTAGATCATTAGCGGCCTTATCTTTAAGAGTAGAGAGTTCAGATCGAAGCTGAACTAATTCGCCCTCCTGAGATTTGTTGAGGGAGAGCATCTGCGTCATTTTTTCCAGGATCTCAGATTCCGTTGCAGATTCTGACATGCCTAGCTTAAGGGCAAAAACTTTCATGTTTTTTTCGTTTTTTGAAGAAATAAATGGAATTATGTCGTTATCGGAATCGGAGGATAGCTCAATTTGCTTTCCGTTTCTTTGTAGTCGAACGCTGTTTTTATTTCCCGGAATGCTTACTATTGAAATTTCAAGAAGCTCGCTTTCAATAACAGTTGCACGCCGTGAATCAGGGAGTAAATATTGCTCCTCATTTGACACTTGCAAGGGCTCAGCCATTAGTGAGCATGCGTTGAGATACCCGTCTAAAACCTTTTGTTTGATTTTTTTTGCGAACTCGTCTTTTTCGTCAAAGACGGGGAGGCCTGTTAATTTGCCATCCTCGATTTTCAAATCGATCCATTTACCAATTGGTAGACCGCCATCGCTCCAACGGTCATGGTTGTAAAACATAACCGGGTTCTTGAGAAATCTATCAAGCCGTATTCCTTCCGGGATAACTACAAAGCCGTAGTCGGTTACCGTCCTATCGCATATTACAAATCGAGGTATATCGCTCATTGCGTCGTTTTTGATGATGCAAAACAAAGCATAAGAGAGAGCCTTTGCAAATCGTATATTTTTGCAAATCAATTATATAGCGTTACACATCTTTTGTAGTTCGTAACAAAATACTAGTACGTGCGTGCGAGGTTAGTATTATCGATTTTTGCACAAAACATCAACGATGGCTCGAAAAACGGATGAAAACAAGATGGAAATCGCCCGCATACTATACTTCGGCGGGTCATCACAAAAGGAGATTTGTGAACGTGTAGTGACTACGTCCAAAACACTACAGAGCTGGATGGAGAAGGGGCATTGGAAAGAGAGGCGTGCGGCAACTAATCTAACTACTGAGGAGTTGGTAAATAAAGCGCTTAAGCAAATCGGAGAGCTGCTTGAGAGCGGAACAGACCTCAATGCGGACAAACTTAGCAAGCTTGCAGCTTTCATTGACAAGCTTCAGAAAAAAGATTCCCCGGTCAATACCCTAGAAGTGTTTATTTCTTTTGGCAAGTGGCTACAGGAGGAAAAGGCACGGGATAAAGATCTTGATCTAGAGTTCATCAAAAAAATGACCAGGTACCAGGATCGTTACATCGCATACAAACGTGCAAAGTAATGACACAGGAAGAACAAAAAGCATGGGAGGCCTGGGAGCAACACTGCGCAGAGGTATTTAATTCGACTGAGGTTAAGGATCGTGAAACGGACGAGCAAAAAGAGAAGCGCATTGCTCGCCTGAAGCGAAACTATGCTGAGTTTTTTTACTACTACTTGCCCGCTTTTGCTACAAGTGAGTGCGCAGACTTTCACATCGAAGCTGCGAATAAAATCAAGAACAACAAAGACATCTTTGCAATTCTTGAATGGCCACGTGAGCACGCAAAAAGCGTGCACGCCGATGTTGGTATACCACTCTTCCTAAAAGCTAATGGAGAGTTAACTGGCGTGATTATAGTATCTAAGAGCGAAGATGCAGCAAAGAAGCTTTTAGGAGACCTTCAGGCACAGCTTGAAAAGAATCAGCGCTACATAGCTGATTACGGAGAACAGAAGTCAGTAGGCAGCTGGATAGAGGGAAGCTTTATATCTCAAGATAACGTTCTATTTCAAGCCTACGGGCGTGGACAAAGCCCTCGTGGACTTCGCAACGATGAGAAAAGGCCTAATTACTGCGTCGTTGACGACATAGACGACGATGAGATCGTGCACAACCAGGAACGAGTTGAAAAAGTAGTGAATTGGGTTCTTGAAGCGCTGATTAACTCACTTAGCCTACTTGGGAGCAGGATGGTAATCGTTGGCAACAGGATCCACCCGAAAAGCATACTAGCGCACCTGGTAGGTGACATTGACCCAAAAACTCCAAAGCGGGAGGGGATCTATCACTCCAAAGTAATGGCTACTATAGATGGAACCTTTACCGGGAAACCTTCGTGGTGGCAGAGGTATACGAGTGAAATACTTCAAAAGCGCTTTAAACTAATAGGCTACTATAGCACTATGAA